AGCTGAACAAAGTGCGACAGCATTTATGAAGTACATAACTAAGAGCAAAAATGTATCGTGTATCTTAACTACACATTTTATGAAAGTATGTAAGAAATTAGAAAAATCGAAAAATATAACAAATTACAAAATGATGACTGAGAGGGAAGGCGATAAATTAATGTACAAATATTTATTAGCCGAAGGAATTTCAGATATTAAGGGCGGAATTATGGTATTGAAGCAGATGAATTATCCAAAAGAAATAATTGATGAAACCAATAATTAATATTATACTTATAAACTAATTCGTTAGTTAATGAATTAATTTATATATTCTTTTTGTAATAAAATGGCATCCTTGGCAGATTTATTTAATCCATCATTTTTTATTATTTTAGGAATAGTTGCACTTCTTATTGCTCTTATGGTTGTTTACTTCGAGTCCAAAATGAGAGAACAGAATCACAAAATTGCATCTATGTTAAGTCTCGTTTCAACACTAGCCGAAGATATGAATGGCGTAAAAATGGGTTTGAATCATTTAGCAATTACAAGCTTGAATGGAGGAAATCCTTCACAAAATGTACCATTTCCACCCCAAAATTTAGGAAGTCAAATGGCTCAACAAACTCAATTAAATCTTATTGAAGTTTCTGATGATGAATCAGAAGAGGATGCGACAGAAGAAATTATAGATGTTTCTGAGTTAGAAGAGCTTGAAGATGAAGATGAAGATGATAATGAAACAACTTCGGAAAGTAATGAAGATGATGATATTACTGATGAAGATGAAAATATTGAAAACATAAAAGTTATTAAATTAAATGTATCAGAAAATATTGAAGATGATGAAAATTCATTCGATGGAGCAAATAATTTAGACTTCGAACCAGATGACGATTTAGCAGTTTTAGATGATATGGATGAAATTCCAGAAATAAGTGAATGTTATGCTGAAGAGCTACTAAGTCTTAAGTATGACGAAGAAAAAGAAAAACCTTTAGTCGAAGATAATATTCAATTAGAAGAAACAGTAGTTCCTTCTGCTTCAGATTTTAAAACTATCTCAATTAATTTAGGAGATGAATCACACAGCGAACACATCGAATATAAGAAACTTCAGTTACCCAAACTTAGAAGCATTGCAGTTGAAAAAGGATTAACCACTAACTCAGAGGCTCAAAAATTAAAGAAACCAGAATTACTTAAATTATTAGGAGCTGAATAAATTTTATTATAAATATAGATTATATAATGTCTTGGGCAACTTCATATAGCGATAGTAATAAACAATATGTTTGGGAGTACTGTTACAATTCCAGTAATAATATTGATTTTAATTCTCCTGCAAAAATGAACGATGGTCGTATATGGTCACAATGGAGTCCTGACGCTGTTGTGAACCAAAGAATTCAAAGAAAAGAAGGAATTCAAAGTAATTGGCAATATCGTCAATTTCTTCAAAACAATGGTTTGCAAGTTATGAATTATAATACTCAAGAAGCGTGTTATACATTAGGTTTGGACCCTCATTATAATACAGATGCAACTCCATCTAGCAATGTTCCATATACATTTAAGGGCACATTTGATACTAGCAGACCAGGTTTTGGGTACTGTAATTCTGACCTTAAAAACCCTTATTTAACAAGCCAACAATTGAATGCAAGATTAGTAGCTCCATCAATTAACACTGCAAATCTTCCCGGGGTTAAAATGAACTAAAAAATAAAGTTAATAATAAAACATAATAAATAAGTTTTAATAGAATTATATATTATGAAAATTCTCTCCATCGATGTTGGAATAAAAAACTTGGCATTTTGTCTTTTTGATAAATCTCCTACAGCTGAGCAATTTAAGGTTACAAAATGGGATGTTGTAAATTTATCAGAAGAAGAATGTTTAAAATGTGGTTTTGTAGAACCGAAGGTATCTTTGCTTGAAAAAAATATTATATGCAATAAACCAGCCAAATTTAAAAAAGACGGTCAATGCTTTTGCGTAAAACATTCTAAAAAGCAACAACATCACATACCAACATCTGAACAAAAACCATCATTTATAAATAAACAAAAGATTGCGAAGCTATATGAAATAGCAGATTTATATAATATAAAATATGACCCAAAAATCAAAAAAAATGATTTAGCAATTTTAATTAATGAACATATTTATAAAGCTTATTTTGAGACAATTGAGAGCAAAAAGGCTAATGAAGTAGACTTATTTAATATTGGTGTAAATATAAAGAATAAATTCAATGACCTATTTAAAGACGAGGGTAAAATAGATTATGTAATTATAGAAAATCAAATAGGACCATTAGCAATCAGAATGAAAACAATTCAAGGTATGATTGTGCAATATTTTATAATGTCAAATCTAAATGTCGAACATATAGAATTTATATCAGCATCGAATAAGCTAAAAGATTGTGATGTAAAAGATAAAGAGAAATATAGTGATAGAAAGAAGTTAGGTATAGCAAAATGTTTAGGAGTTTTAACATCCGATTTTAGATTTAATGAACATATGGCATACTTTAATAGTCATAAAAAGAAGGATGATTTGTCAGATTCGTTTTTACAAGGTCTATGGTTTATAAATAATAAAAAGCTATAATTAAGATTTTTTTCTTAAAATATATTTTGTAATTCGTAATACTTAAAATTAAATGTTCTATTTAATCAATAAATATGTCAGATATAATGGAGATTACTGAGCTTGATTTCAACGATGATTTTGGAAGTGGAGGTCGTTCTTCAAATTTTGGTGGAGGTTTAGAGCTTTTAATGAATGATAAAGTTAGAGAAAGTTCAAGACCAACGAGTGATATTGATTTAGACGATTTAAATAGATTGGAAACCGAATTGAATGACTTAGTTGAAGATGTGCCAACATCTAGTTTTGCACCAAAATCAGATTTATTTGATAGACCCAGTGTATCATTTAGTGATGAACCAGCATTTAAATTAAATGGGTTTGGTTCAGATAATGGTTTAGGAAAAGCTACTTCCGACACTGAAAATGATAATAAAACATGGGATGGTTATGGAAAATTTAATAATATACCTTTAAACCCTGATAAGCCAGTTCCAATGGAACCAAAATTATCACGTGAAGAAATGATGCGTGAGAAGTTTAAGTATTTAAGAAAGTTAGAGGCTTTAGAAAAGAAGGGTATAGAGCTATCAAAGAAGTATTCGATGGAATCCAATTTGCAAGAAATGATTGGCGAGTATGAGACTATTATGGATGAAAAAACTAAGCAAAACTCTATTAAATTTCAAGGTAATATGCTCATGGCTGTAATAAACGGTATTGAATTCTTAAACGGTAAATTTGATCCATTCGATATTAAATTGGATGGTTGGTCTGACCAAGTCCAAGAAAACATTACGGATTATGATGACATTTTCTCAGAGCTCCATGAAAAATACAAGAGCAAGGCATCTATGGCACCCGAATTGAAGCTCTTGTTTCAGCTTGGAGGTAGTGCTATGATGGTTCACATGACCAATACTATGTTTAAGAGCGCAATGCCTGGTATGGATGACATCTTGCGTCAAAATCCTGACTTAATGCGTTCCTTCCAAAATGCAGCAGTCAATTCTATGGCTCAAACCAATCCTGGTTTCTCTGGATTTATGTCTAATATGATGAACCCTGAACCACCTAAGGGAATGGGGCCTCCGCCACCATTAGCTACTCAAGGACCTAATGCTGTTCCGCCACCTCAAGGAAGACCGGGTAATAACAATTATGCAAGACCTGATCTAAACATGAGCAGAAGTAATTTCGAAGATGGAATTAGCCTTAGAGAGAATATGGAGAGACCTGATATGCAAGAACGAACCAGTAGTAGAAGACAATCTGCACTTCGTCCAGAAATGAAGGGACCAAGTGATATCACTGACATTCTATCTGGATTAAAGACAAAAACCATTAACATTCAACAACCAACTACACCAACCAATCAAAATGACAGTAGCACCATTAGTTTTAATGACTTGAAAGAATTGCAATCCGAGGGTAATATGCCAAAAAGAAGCGGAAGAAGAAAGAAGTCCGCTAGTAACACGGTTAGTTTAGACATCTAATTATAAATTTG